TCTCATCCTTTGAGATATATTTAACCTCGTTGGAATAGATACCGCTCTCGGTTGCGTCGTTCCAACCTTTCACGGTGTGCAGTTCGTCGAGAACTAAGAATTTAAACGGCAGCTCAACGCTCACGTTTGTCTTTGTCTCTTTGTCGTAGTAAGCAAACGTTTTCTCGTTTGATTTCCACTCAAAAAACTTGGTTGCTGGGTTTGTTGTTGGCTGCGAGAATGCAGCGCGTCTGTTTGAAGTAATCATAATTTATTTGTTTTTTATGGCACGAAATTAGGATGCTCGAGCCTTGCATCGGTATTATGATGTTGCTAAATTACGGATCTATATTTTACTGACAAAATTTTTTTATATAAATCGTTCACTCTTTCGGAATTTACCCCTCTATTGTAGTAAAATCTCATTACTCTTTTGATGCGGGTTAAAGGTGTGATATTAGCCATCCTATTGCGGTTAAAGTTAGTAATATAGCAGCCGCCTCAATCGCAGCTCGCGTCACAAAGATCAACTCTTTTTTGTTGTGTGTTTTCATAGTTATCGATTAAATTAATTATTTTTTGCATTAACTCCTCGTCTATTATTGGATTCACTCTTTTGAGCATCATAAAATATGGCGAGTATTGGTTGATTAGCTGAACTCGTAACTCCTCAAGGTCGGGCCTTCTAAATCTTACATCGGTGCCGTATAATTTGACGTTGTATAAAACCGTTGCGTGATCGTAGGGCCTGTATTCTCGAATGATGTCCCGAATGTCAACGAGCTTGTATTTTAAATCTATTCTCAAGATGTAGCAAAACAACGCTCGTACATCAACGACTGGCAGCGTTCGACCATTTTCGAACACGTCAATCGTTGTGGCCTGTTCGATGTTTGCTGCAATCTCTTTGGCCCTACGAAATTTCATATAAATCGAGGTATCGGTAACTATTTGTAAACCCGCCCCAATCAACCACGATTGGCAGCTCCAGCGTTCGGCGTTTGTCTTTTGACTCGTTGCCTATTTCGACGATTACCCCTTCGGTATCTCTTGGATTGTGGCGATCCTCTAAGGAGACAAATATACTTGTCTCCTTAATCTTAACTTTTTTACCTACTTCCATTTTATTTGTTTTTAAACCATTCATTAAATGTAATTCCTTTGTACTCTGAGCTACTAAATTGATTTCTCATATTAGTGTCCGATGCATCCCAAGCATCTTTCATTTGTTGCTTTTCAATTTCTATGCCTTGTTCGAGAATTTCAACAAATAAATTACCATCTCCTCTCATTTCAAACTTTTGATAAAGTTCATTTGCAAACCATTCTACTGCTGTTTGTTCCATCGTATTAAAATTTTAATGTTATACTTGACTTGCGCGGAGTGATTGATACTTGTGGTACCTCGTTACCGTATGCGTCGAAAATTGTTTGGGTTTGTTTAAGGGCCAATTTGAGCAGCTCCTCGCGCTCTTTAAGGTCGGCCTTAAGTGCTTGATAAATCGGATCGTCCGAGTAGTTGATTGTTTCGCCGCCGTTCACTGGTGTGAACTCAACGCCGTAGCAAGTCATTTTCTCCTCAGGCAAGTGCTTACGCATTTCGGCGTCGGCTGAGTTTACGACCTCTTTGAGTCGGCAAATGTTCGCCATAAACATATGTTTGTCAACGTCTCCGCTCTCGATTACGTTATCGACCATTCGCTTGCCAGTGAGGATTGCGTCTTTTTTTGTGAAGTTTGGCTCATACATTGTGATGAGTTCCTGTGAATTTTCAAGGAATAGTTTTGCTGATGCTCCCATTTTAATTTAGTTTTAAGTATGCGTTTGTCATTTTTTTGTTGTCGGAATAGTAAACGGATTTCACGGTTTTGCGCATCCATTTGTCGAATTTTTTAGCTTCTTTTAGATTGATTTTCTTTTCCATTTTTCAATTATATTTTCGATTGATTGTTTTACCTCGTTTTCCGAGTCTACTGGGATAAGTTTGTGCAGGATTTTTGTCTGCGTACCTTCCTCGAATTTAGTTTTACGGCCTGCGCCTCGTTCGTTTCTCATTATTGTCTTGGTCTAAATGGTAGCTCCTCGATGCGCCACACTCGTTTGAATATTGTATCGGATTGGTTGAACATTAGAAGCGCCTCGTCGATGTTACGCGCTTGGATTTCGATGTCAAAATCGTGGCACTCGTCGTAATGCTCGTAGTAGTAGTAGATTTTATAAGTTCTCATACATTTGCGCCAATCTAAGGCCGATATTAAAGTTTGCAACCATTCGTTTTTTGTTCCAGTCTTGCACGTCGAGGCCGAAAAGTTTTTCGTTACGCTCTAAGCGTTGCTTGTGATCATTAAAGCGGCGGTCGCTTTCTTTGTACGCCTCTAATATTTTAATGGCGCGTTCGTGTTTACGGATTGATTTGTTGATGTTTTCCATTAGGATCTAAAGATTAGTTGACCGATAAAATAGGCGGCCATGATTAAACAAAAAATGTACTGCGGTCTGCGATGGGATAGGAAGTATTTCATAGTTGTTGTATTTCGTTTTTAACTTCTTTCCAGTAATAAATTTCAATATTATTTGATAATAAAATTATTTCATCAACTAAAAATAACAATACTTGTTTTAATGCTTCAATTGATAAATCATTTTTTACAATTCCTTTTGCATCTCCAAGTTCAACAATAGGACATTTTAAAAATAATTGTTCGGCTTTTTGTTTTGGTGTCATATTAATTTTATTATATAAGATACTCCCATTCCTGCGTGAGCATCTATCATTGATATTTTATTTTTTTCTAAATCTATTCTTAATTCTTTTTTATAATATGATTTGCTTTGAGGTCTTAATCTTTTAACGCAGTCCTCGATTAGTAAATCTATATCGCTACACTCTATTGTGTAGCGATTATAAGATAAATTTTTTGGAGTGTGTGTTATTTTTACCATTGTTTTGAAATCAACATATTTTCTAATTTTAAGATATGTTTGTTATAAAAAATAACATTATCCATATATCTTAAATCTTCTGATATTTTCATTTCTTTAGATAAAAGATTTTTAGTGTTTTCTAATTCTTTTGCTACTCTTTTTGCTTGTTCTGTTGTTAAAGTTCTCATAGTGTTTGTGTTTTTATTTGTTGTTATCTGAGTACAAATATATAACAAGAAATTAATTAAACAACAAAAAATTAAACAAAGTTTATTTTTAATGCTTATTTATACAAATTCTAAATAAATCGGGAGATAAAAAAGCGGCGGTAAATGTAGAGAATCACCGCAATAATGAGGATCAACCACAACCAACCGAACGACTCTTTGCGCTCAACGTGTTTGACGCTTGCTTTGGTGGTTTGTGTGGCAGTCTTTTGAGTTTTGCGTGTATTGTGTACGCTTTGAGATTTCGAGGCCTTAAATCGGCTTATTTGCGTTCGTTTCTTAATGCGGCCGTTTACGATTGTAGTCTTTTTGCCTTGCGAGTCTATAATAACAAGCGGTTTAATCGTATCAATTGGCGTGATCTCAAACTCATCCGTACAAATTTCCGCTTCCGAGTCCTCTTTTGTATCGATTTTAGTCGAGTCAACAACGGTAATCTCGCTTTTTGTGGTCGTTTCCGTGTTGGATTTGTTCACTTTACGCGCACCGCAGCCAACTAATAAGAGTAAAAGAAATAAATATCTCATTTTATCGTATTTTATTTTTGACAATTCGCAAATTATTGACCTCATAATCGCCACCCTTTTGTACTTTAATGTGGGCAAAGCCGTTGTTCCAATTGTTGTAGGGCTGATATTCTGGGCTTAAGCCACAAAGCGCACCGACTGACCAAGTGGTTGTGACCTCTCCACTAAGATTGACCTCCGTGTGTTCGCTTGTTCTATGGTGGTGACCTATGATACAAGACTCTTTTGCTTTCATATAAAGGCCACGCGCTGGGTTAACAGGTGGAGCAAAGCCGCTAAAAAATTCGTGTCCGTGCAATAGTGGCAATTTACCCGCCTTTGCGATTTGTTTTGACTTAACCTCTTGCACTCCGAACTCGCCAAAGCGTAAAATCGTTGCAAGTTCAAAGTCAGGAATACCCAACAACTCGGGAGCTTGCATTTTAAGGAAGTTTTGCCAGCGGTCCTCGTGGTTGCCAATCTTAAAATAAATCGGGCATTGGAAGTGATCCTGTAAATTCTTTAAAAAGTTTCGCGTCATCTCAAGCTCGTCGGCCATATTGCGAAGGCGTCGGTCTTTAATGAATCGCGAGAGCATGTACATATCAATAGTGTCCCCATTTAAGTAAACGCAGTCCACGTTTTCGCTCTTGCCGTAGTCGATGGCTAATCGCAGCGCGTCGTTGTTTTGGTAGGGAAAATGGATGTCAGTCAAAAACAAAATATTTTTGTTTGGAACGATGACCTCTTTTTGTTTGTCGTAGTCCGACTCGGGCAATTCAAAAGCTTTTGTTTTCATAAAATCCTTTTTTTGTTGTTCAGTCCTTTCGCCGACCGCATTTTTTTGCGGCCTATCACTTCGCTCGTCTCGATGTGTGCGTACAATTCCGCGAGCGTTGTCTACGCTTGAAAAGTCAATAGGGTAATCATTATGAATCATTCGAGCAATCGCCATTGTCGATGACTTTGGGAATTTAGATATATACTCGCGGGCAATTTCGCCCTTGTATGTGATTTGTGGTTTAGCCAAAATATAAGTCAGCCTCAGCCGTGCGTCTAATTGTGAGACCTTTTAAAACTTGCCCGCCTGCTTTATTCCATTTTAGGAACTCGGCCCGAATCGACGGATCGTTGTGATTGAAGTTGACCTTTTTTAATAGCGTGGATTTTTGAAAGTTTGCAGGGCCTATGTTATAGCAAAGAGACACCAAAGCGTTAAATTGATTTTGGTCCACTGGAGCCGTTACAAGTTTACTCACTTTGTCGGCGAACTTGTCGGCGATTGCTTTGAACATCTCAAACGCCTCCAGCTCCGTGATGGGTTTATCGAGTAAAGTAACGCGACGCCCATTTAAGTAGTAAGTTGAGCCGTAACCTATGGTTGGCACTTTTGCGCTGCATAGGTACGGCTTTGCGCTGAATCCCTCAAACATACAAATTAATCGATATCCTGCGGTGTTTAGTTTCATTTGGCGAATGCTTTGAATAATAGGGTTACTAATGCAGCGGTAAACGCTACGGCGATAACTTTGGCTTGTTTAATGTAAACCTTAAGCTCGGCATCGTTGTCTTCCAAATCAGTCACTCGGTTGTCGATGTCGGATATTTTCCAAACAAGACCACGAAAACCGTTGAGGTCGTTACCCAGTAGAGCCTGTTTAATCTCTTTAATATCATTTGAGCGGTTTTCGCTATCGTTTTTCAGTTGCTTAAGGTGCTGCTCTATTCGGTCAAGGCGTTCGCTTTCAATGTTGCTCATGAATTCAATTTGTTTGGCTGGGCGAGGTACAACTTAATCCCTCCCAATACTATAACTAAAATTTTGAGAATTGTTCCAAAATAATCGGGCAAGCCTAATTGCGATATGAGATCCACAAGCAAATCAGTCGTTTGGTCTAAGATACCTAAAACGATTAAAATAATAGGCAGTAAATGCTCCTTAATTTGTTTCATCGTCTTGCAATTTAGCCGCTAATTTGTCAAGTATTTGCGACAAAGCAACAACATCGGCCATCTGATAAACTCCCGCTTTTACTGCAATCTCAATCGCTTGTTTAAGTACGTTTAATTCCTCCATTTTTAAAAAGTTAAAATTACTATTCCTTTATCGTTTGCAACACATTGCTCAACCCAAGTATTATCATTGCCCCAATCTTTAAACTCTTCGTCAGTTAGCGTGTAATTCCAAGACGCACACACTACACCCTCCTCAGTTAGTAGTTCGTTGTAAGTTGTGCAAGTATTTGCATCGGTTGGAAAGTTAAGAATTAAAACTTTTAATGTTGTCGCTTCGCCTGTAAAAGGAAAATCAATCGGTTGAATTTGTGCCATTTTTATTTATATTATAGTGATGTAATCGTCTCCCAAGCTGCTGCCGTTCTTACGCATAATTTATTCAAAGTCGTATCGTAAACAACTAATCCCGCAGCAGGAGAAGCTATTGCGTTCTTTTGCGTGGTTGTCATTCTCGGTGGAAGGAAGCCTTGCGTTGTCGAATCTATTCTCAATTTAGCACTTGCACTTGAAGCAGGATTTGCTAAATCAGCAACAATAACAGTTCCACCTGCTAAAGTATAAATAGGTAAATCTCCTTCACTGCCTATGTATAATCTATTGCTATTATTTGCTCCAATTTGATTATTATTTGCTCCTAATCCAATATATATTTGGTCAGTATTTGAAAAAGAAATCCGTTGTTGACCGCTTGCTGTTTTTACTGAAAGTGTCCCACTAACCCTCGCCGTACCGTTTACGTCTAATTTATAGCCTGCGTCGGTTGTGGTGCCAATTAAAACGTTGCCTTTTAATGCAGTTTTTGTAATACTATCGTTTCCTAAAACAACTGAATTTGAACCTAAACCTATTGCGTTATATCCTATTACTATTTGATTTGTTTGTGAATCCGCAAGAGCTTTTGTATCAGCTCCTATAAAGATTGATTGGTTTGCTATTGTTAAAGAGGTTGAGCCATCATCTAGGTATCTTGCAGAATTTCACCCAAAAGCAT